GAGTTGTTTGATAATGCAACAAGCGGAGCGCACTTTGTTTACAAGCCAGCCATCTCTGCTTCTTCAAATCATATGATTTCATTTTTTGCAAAGGCAAATACTTTGAGTGAGGTTTTTGTAAATGGTGGTTCATCTTTATATGCTTATGTTGATTTAATAAACGGAGTAAAATCATCAGGTACTGCAGATACAACTATTGAGGATTACGGAAATGGTTGGTGGAGAATTTCTATTATTAGTGATAGAGATGGAATCCTCGTAGCAACTTCAAAGAACACTACTAATAACTATTCAGGAAGCGGTGAATCTATATATATATATGGAGTTCAATCCGAAGAAGCAGGCTCCTACCCAACAAGTTACATACCTACATATGGGGTATCGCAAACGAGGTTGAAAGATGTAACGGATAGAGGTGCAAACCTTTCTTATACTGGAGATTATACCTTTTTTGCTGAATTTGAGTTGACAGAAATAGATGTGTATTTTTTAACAGCAAATACAAGTTCTGGATACAACTTTATGATTAGGAGTGACGATACTCTTATTCAGTTTGGGCGTACTATAGGTACATCAGCAAATATTGTTTTCACAAATACAACGGATTGGCAATCTCTTATAGGCACCACTATAAAAATGGCGTTTTATAAAAGCGGAACAACCTTTAAGTTGTTTATAAACGGAACGGGTATCAGCCCCACAACAAACACACTTTCTACTGGAAGCGAGGTTTTAGATTGGAGGTATATAAATGTTTCGTCAGTAGCAAACCGACAAGAACAAGTCTATATCAAACAATTGTTAGAGTTTGAAGATGCCCTATCCGATGAAGCCTGTATAGAACTAACAACGATATGATGTTATGCGAAAATTTAAGCCTTGCAGAAGCGACCTACTCTGCGACTGCTTTACGAAAAGGGATTGTGAACGAGCCAACGGTATCGCACCTAATCAGTTTGAAGGCAGTAGCCAACAATATCTTTCAACCTTGTCGCAATCACTTTGGAAAGCCATTAAGAGTTACTTCTGGTTATCGGTCAAAGGAGTTGAACAAAGCAATAGGAGGTGCTAACAACTCACAACACTCAAAGGGTGAGGCATTGGATATGCAGTCTACAAGTGGATACACGAATCGTGAACTCTTTATGTTCATCAAAGACCACCTAACCTTTGACCAACTCATAGGTGAGTTTCCAGATAATGTAGGTGAGTTCGCTTGGGTACATTGCAGCTACAAAGAAGAGGGTAATAGAGGTGAGGTACTGATAGCATACAAAGAAGACGGAAAAACAAAGTACACAAAATGGTAAAGCGTTGTTTAAGCAATCTCAAGGAGATATTCCTCTATGCCGATAGTCAGCCTACGGAAATAATGTTAGGTGCGTTAAACTTCATCCTATTGCTTCCTGCGACTATTATAGAGTTGGGTTGGATACCTGCGTATCAAATCTATGGTTTGTTGGTAGGAGGTTATCAGCTCTTTGCGGTGGCTCAAAAGAATATAAATATGAGGAAGACTGCCTCATTACTCTCATTTACAGTCTTTAGTACAACCGTAACATTTTACGCTCTTGAAGGTTATCTTAATAACTCCGCTTCTCATTGGGGTTGGGTAGTCTTATGGCTATCCTCGTTGAGTAGTGTTAAAAGAGTACACGCAGAATATTGGCATAGACAATGGAACAACAAGGCATAATCATAGCGGTGGTAGCCGCACTAACCTCTGGAGCAGCTTGGAAGTTTTGGGAGGCAAGACTTAAAGCAAAGCAACAAGAGAAGGAGATGGATAGAGAAGAGGACTTTGCCTATCGTGATGACCTTAAAAGTCGTGTACAACGATTAGAGGACTTGCTTACTGAAAGCAATGAAAAGGTATTAGCTTTGACTGCTGAAGTACACGCTCTACGAACGGAGGTACACTTCTTGACTAAAGAAAACGAAAGACTTAAAAACATACGATGAACGACACCGACTTTGGATTCTCAAACGACTTTGAGGACTTTGTAAACGACCTAACAAACGATACTGCTAACGACAAGGCTTGTTCTATTGACAACCCAGATTGCGAGGGTTGTGGCAGTTAAGTGGTGTGTAACTGAACCAAAGGAATGTACTTGTAAAAAGAATTGTAATGAACCCACTAATAACAAAACTACTCGGAAAAAGCGCACAGGAGACGATAGAAGCCGTTTCTAATGTCGTAGATAGGTATGTATCCACTCCAGAGGAGAAAGCCGCTCTAAAGGCTTCTATTGAGTCCGAGATAAGTTCTCGTTGGAGAGCGGATATGAAAAGCGACAGTTGGTTAAGCAAGAATGTAAGACCACTAACCTTGATTGTAGTGATTAGCTTTCTGGTAGTTACTACTTTCTTTGATGGGTTGGGCTACCTACAGGTAGACCCTGCTTGGATAAGTTTGTGGAATATGTTAAGTGTAACAGTTGTAGGTGGATACTTCGCAGTACGCTCTCTTGACAAGAGAGGTAATGTTAAGTAATTAACTTTTATTCACAATAATTGAATATCTCTTTTTTTTCTTTGAACTTCGCATATATAAAGATATAGAGACGGAGACTTGTAAGTCTCTACACTACTAAAGAGATATAGATATATAGAGAGAGGCTTATAGCCTCTTTTTTTTATAACTCTATATATAGTTATATAAAGGGGGGAGTTGTGTCTTGTAGACACTTCCCCTCTTTTTTTTTGTCCTCTATGTTGTATGTAAATAATTTTGTTTACATTCGTATCAAATCAAAAACACAATTATGGATATCAAAGACCAATACTTGGAACTATGTGAGGCTCGTGTAGAGGCACTCGCAAATGAAGTTAGACTCCTCAAGGAGTTCATCATTAGAGACTATGCCACCAAAGGCATATCTGGAACAATGGCAATGGATTTATTTAAAGCGTTCAAAAAGAATAATGAAGACAATAGTCAAGATTAAGCAGACTGAATACCCAGAACAATATGAAATCAATGAAACAACAATCCAAGACTACTTCTACTTACACTTCGGATTCCCCGATGACAGGAGACTACACACAAGACACAACTATGCACACCTCTCCAAGTACCACACAAAAGAAATTGACACCAAGTTACTATTTAGGTAAGTACAAGGGAATTGAAGCCTTTGATGTATGTATGGACTTTGCAAGAGACTCTTACAACATTGGTGTAGCTATCGCCTACCTACTTCGTGCAGGTAAGAAAGAGGGTAACCCCAAGTCGCAAGACATAAGAAAAGCTATCCACCATTTAGAAAAAGAATTAGAGTATGAAGAAAGATTTAAACCTCTCCCTCACGCTACCGAAGACAATAAGTCTTAACGCACTCTACGCAGGTAAGCATTGGACATTTAGAAAAAGAATAAAAGATGAATATAAAAAAATCGTTGAAGAAGAACTGGCTCGTTACGACCACCATATTGCAGAGAGTATGTCTATCCATATTAGGTACAACACTCGTGCCGATGTGGACAATCTTGTACTTGTCTCAAAATTTACTGCTGATACTCTCGTTGCTAACGGATGGATTGCTGATGACAATCCTAAACACTATCACAAGCTCACTATCACTTTTGACCAGAGCGTTGAAAAGAATTATTGTGAAGTTGAGGTTAGATTAAAAAATGCTTGTGAAGGAGATTAACCAATTAGACCTATTTAGTGGAATCGGTGGATTTCATCTTGGATTTGAAAGAGCAGGATACAAAGTGAATAGTTACTTCTCGGAAGTAGACAAACACGCAGTAGCAGTTTATAAACACCAATTTAAAGACAGTACCTATGTCGGTTCAGTTACAGATGTTCGGGGAGCAGACCTCCCAAGAATTGACCTCATCACTTTCGGAAGTCCTTGCCAAGATTTCTCATTGGCAGGAAAACGAGCTGGGATGGGGGGAGAAAGAAGTTCTCTTATCACGGAAGCAATTAGACTCGTTCACGAATGCAGACCTCGTGTATTTATCTGGGAAAATGTTAAAGGAACATTCTCCTCAAATGATGGCGCAGACTTTTGGGCAATTATCCAAGCCTTTGCCAACATTGGGGGTTATAGATGTGAATGGCAACTGCTTAATACAAGTTGGTTTCTACCCCAAAATAGAGAGCGGATATACCTTGTCGGATATCTTGCAGAATCCAGAGGAGATTGGGGAGCAGTTTTTCCTATCACAGAAGCAAGAAGAAGCGATGTATCAACCTCATCGCTAAAAGTTTTTGATGCACAAAACCATAAGTGGAGAGATGACGGTAATACTGGTACTTTAACAAGAATGGTTGGTGATGCTTATAGAGGTCAATTTGTTCAGTCTAATTATACTTATAAGAAAGTGAATGAAACTATTGAGCAGAATCCTAATGCTTTTAAAGAAGGTGAGGCTCGTATGATGGACTTACACAATCGTAAGGTACAAGACATATCTCCTTGCTTGGTAGAACCTCATCATAATGCCGCAGCCCTATATGATGGTAGAGTACAACCAGTTCTTAAAGAAGTAGTACAGCCCGTACAAATAGGACAAAGTACTAAAACCTTTGCCCATAAAAGCGGAACGCTCATAGGTAAAGAAGGGCAGGATGCTTTTACTATTAGAAGCTCTAACCCTAATGGGGTAAAAGACCAAAGCTATAGAATAAGAAGACTCACCCCAATAGAGTGCGAGAGGCTACAAGGCTTTCCAGATAACCACACCTCTAAAGGAATTTATGATGGTGAGGTCAAGGAGATGAGCAACAGCCAACGATACAAGCAATGCGGTAACGCAGTAACTGTAGATGTCGTACAAGCAATTGCAAATAAACTGCATTCACTCTTTGAGGAATAAACATTTTTATTAACTTTGAACTATTAACTAAATTATATCACGATGACTAAAACATCTATTGTAAAGGACATTAAGTCCGCAGGAGAGCCTTACAACGGGCAGTATGGAACACTCTATGGGTTCTATGTAACATTTGAGAACGGAGACAATGGTAAGTACAACTCCAAGTCCGCAGACCAGAACAAGTTCTTGGTAGGACAAGAGGCTACTTACGATTACATCCCAAGAGAGTACAACGGCAAGACCTACTACACGGTAAAGCCCGTTAACCCTCAATACGCAAATGTAGACTCACAGAGTGGTTCTAACGGCACATCTGCTCCAAGTGGTACACATACCTCTAAAGACGAATCAATCATTCGCCAAACGGCTCTCAAGGCAGCAGCCGAGATTGGTGGAACTCCGCAAGTAGTTATTGCGAATGCACAACTCTTTGCTGATTGGGTAATGAAGAAAGGCGCAGCCCAAGTAACTCATCAGCAACACTTTCAAGGAAGAGAAGAACCAGTAGGTCAAGATGGTTTGCCATTCTAAAGAAAGTAATATATTAGGGGAGGGCAATGCCCTCCCTTTTTTAACCAAAACACTATGATTGATAAAACATACTTACAAGCGGAAAAAATACTTTTTAAAGATTTAGAACAAACATTTAAATATAGAGTAGATATTTTAAGGGGTAAAGTATCAAAAGGTATACTTGATACTAAAACAATTGTTCAAGCTGAAAAAGAGGTGATAGACTCTATTGTAGATAAACAATGGAAAGAGTCTGCACAGTCTTACATATGCTACAAGAGAAATGATATAAAGAGTTTAGAGCCTAAAACATCTGGAGTGTATTTGATATATGACAATAAAGATGTTTTAAGGTATATAGGTAAATCGGGTGATTTAAAATCAAGATTGTATTCGCATTTTACAAGATTTGAAGTGGGATGTATGATTGTTTATGAAATTGAATATCCTTTGATAGCGTTGCTTGAGATGCATTTGATTTCACATATGTTCCCTTACGATAATAGTGAGGGTAAGTTGTTGTATGAAGGGTTGGGTATAAACGAACAATACGACACCTGCAAAACTTTGTTTTTAAAAAATCAATCAATAGTTTTATCACCTATAAAAACTACCTATGTCTAAAATATCTTATGCCGATGTCTTTGGTAAA